TTTTCTATCGTGATTTTCAATATCTCTTAATAAATCAAATCTAAATTTAGATTTATAATTAATATCTAATCCATCAGGTTTTAAATGATTATATTCTATATAATATTTAACATTTCTACTAGATTTAAATGTAGAGCCTGATAAAGCATATAATTTACGTCCTAGAATACAAGATTCTTCAGTGTAAATTAATGAATAATAATCAAAAAATAATATTTTATTAAATCTATAAGGTTTCTTAATATCTACATAAATCATATAATCAAAGCACCTATCATCTATATTTTTATATTTTTGTTTAATAAAATCTTTAATATAACTAAAATTTAAATTAATATTTAAAAATCCCCAATAAACGTGCCTATTATCAGATTTATCAAATCCGTCTTCGCCTAAATATCTCAATTCCCATAAAGTATAAAAATATTCAAATCCTGATATTATTGAGCCGTCTATATTACCATAAAAACTATATCCTGAATTTAATATTAAATTAGAATTTTCATAAGTTGATTTATCAATTATAAAATGCTCTTGACTATTAATCATAAAATTTACTCCTGAACTCGATTATATTAGTTATTTTATCATCTATAATAGGATTTAATTTAATATCTTTAATTTGTTTTTCTACGCCGTCACAAATATTAAAATACTTACATTTAAAACAATCTTTATTTTTATAATAATGATGTTCTCTTGCATTTTTACAACAATTAATCATATTATCCAAACTAGGTTCTAAATAATCGTATAATGCTGAATTCCAATCGTAAATATCGTATATATGTTGAAAATATCCTACTACGTGTTTTTCAAATCCTATCATAAAGCAATAAGGAACATATCTAACATTAATATATTTTATTTTAGATTTTAATATAAATTTTTTAATAGGTTCTAATAATATATTATAATCAATTTTTTCATTATTCTCTGCGTCTGAAAAATAATTCAAAGGCAAGAAATTTAATTCAAAAGGATTAATATTTTCTAATAAATCAAAATATAGATTATCTATAAATTTATAATTAGAATTTGTTACAACTGCATTAATTCTTATTTTAATCCCTAATTCTTTAGCGTTGTTAATTGATTTTAAAATCTTATTAAAACTACCTTTAATACCTGTTAGATTGTCGTGTATTTCATTAACGCTATGAAGACTAAATAAGATTTCAGATAATCCTGATTGTTGTGCTTTTTTCATAAATTCAATATCTTGAAATTTAATTCCATTTGTTAAGCAAGATACTTTTGAATTCTCTGATTTAGATTTACAATATTTGATAATATCGAAAAATTTACTATGTATAGTTGGCTCGCCACCTGATATATCAAAATCATCTGTATATTTTGATAAAAAATCAATTCTTGATTTAATAATATCAAAACTTAATTCTTTATCATTAAGATTATGCTTATAATAACAAAATCCACATTTAGCATTACATCTTAAGCCTATATCGACTTTTGCACGTCTGCATATAGGCTCATTAGGATAGTAAATATCTTTAAAAGAAAACTTGTTATAATTAATATCCACTAAATCAATCCTTTATAATCCTTATTTTGTTTCAGGTGTTACTTTATTTAGTAGTTGCAAATATAGTTCTTTTTTGCCGTGAAAAACAAAATCTATTCTTGCTATTAACAATTTATATTCTTCATCATTTTGTTTTAATTCATTGATTACTGAAGCAAGTTCTTCAGGTTTCAAAGCATATAGCAAACTCATTAAAGGATTAACTTTTTTAAGTTCGTCTTCACTTACACAATTTTTTGCTTTTTCATAATCTGCTGTATATTCGCTAGGAATATTAATTGCTTTCATATGTTTTTCAAATTTTTTCAATCCAAGCAATGCTAGTTCTCTAATTTGTAGGGTATCTAGTTTTCTTTTATTGAATTCAGATATCAATATATTTTTATTTTCTTTAGGTGCTTTAGATATATCAACTAATTTAATTACATCTTTAATTGTAAATTGTTTATTAAAGTTGTTATAGTAATTTTGAAATTTAAATGCTAATGCTTCGCCAATTCTACCTGAAACTATCTCAACATCAAAAGTTTGAGTTTTCTCAAACAAATCTATATATCTTGATAATGTAGCCCAACTTCTAGGTGTTGCAATTCTTGTTTGTCCGTCTTTAGGAACATTATACAAATCTCTAGGATTTTCTGCTATATAAGATGTAATAATATTATTAATCTTATTATTTCTAGCCCAACTTAACCAAGATTCAACATCTAAACTTACTTTAACTTGCAAAAATCTATCTAATAGTGCTGGGTCTAGTTCATCAACGTAATAATCAAGACCTTGTTCTGATTCGGTTGGGTTTATTGCACCTACAACTAAAACATCTTTAGGAAGTTTATGTTGATGAATTTGTTTATCAAGAACAATTTGAAGTGCTGACGCTTTTACATCTTGTTGTGAGCGGTTTAATTCATCTAAGAATAATACAGATTTCTTACCTTGTTTCTCTGCTTCTTTCATTCTGTAAAGCCATACAGGTTCAGTCCAAATTGTTACGCCGTCTTGAATTGTTGGAATTCCGATTAAGTCACCTATTTCTTGATTGCCTAATCTTAGGTCTTCAAAGTGATAGTTGTTTTCTTCTGCATATTCTTTAACTACATAAGATTTACCAAGACCTGCGTCACCTGATATTAGAACACTATCACTTACTTCGTGAGCGATTTCTAAAACTCTTTTAATTTCTGATATTTTCATATCAATCTCCTTTAATCCTTTTAAATTATGTGAGAATTATAACACACCAAAACTTAAGATTAACTTAGGTTTTCGACGATTTTATAAAAATTTACATATAAAATTCAGGATATAATTTTTTAAATTTATCTCTTTTTGTTGAAACTTCTTTTAATTCTGTTCTTGCTTTTTCTATTGTTTGATTATGCCTTTTGATTTCATCTAATAATTTATTTTTATAACAATTAATTATAATATAAGTATCAGGCGGATTTTTAATTTTATTTTCATCAACTGAACTATAATGAAAATATAAAATATCATTATAATAAAAAATTCTTATCAATACACCAAAATACTCAAAGACATCTAAGAAACTATTAATTTTTATTTCGTGTTCTCTTTCATAAATATATTTTCTTGATTCTAAATATAACATAGTCTTTTCAGATGTATATAATCTTTCTCTAAAGAATTTTAAATTTGATATTACAGATTGATATTTTCGTTCTAGTAAATAATAAAATGCTTCTAAATCTGAATTTGCATTTATAATTTCTTTGCCTAGAATATACTTATTAATTGTATAATCTTCATCAAATTTATAAGTATCTTCATTAAATTGATAATATTTGTTATCTAATCTTTTAAATAAAAAATCGTGGGAACAATCACAACAATATAGATAATCATCAAAATTATTTCGTTTAGTTAATTTAGATTTCATATTCAATTAGTCTTTCTTTAATTGAATTTATTATAGATTTAAACTTATCAGAGATAAAATCACAATATTTTGCATTAGAATCTGATTTTATTCTTTTTATTTCTTTATCAAATTCATCATATTTTAATGAAAAATATCTCATAAATTCAATATTATCTTTAAGTGAATATGTTTTATAATCTTGCGGACTATACATTTTAAAATTAAATAAGTGATATTGTCCGTCTATAAAGATATATTCTCTATTTTTAATCAATATAGTGCTAGAAAATCTACTTGATGACGTTACAACGTGTCTATTATAAAAGAAATATGTTTTTAATTCTTTATAAAAATATCTTTCAAAATATCTAATTGCTAATTTTCTATTTAAAATTGTTTTTCTTAAATGTTGCATTTCTAAAAATAATGATATTTGGTCTTTTACAACAGGATAAAGTTGTTCTCTATACCATTTATTATTTTTAAGTAATTCTTTATCAAACTCGCCAACTTTATCAATTAAATTTTGATAATAATTTTGTTTTTGATTTAATTCTTTATATAATTCTATTAATGATTTTCTAAAATTATCTATTTTTAATTTTCTAAATTTTTCTGTAAATTCAAATTCAGGTTCAGTAGTTTCTGAAATAACATAATTATTTTTATCTATATTTCTAAATCTATATCTTATTTCATCAGTATTTAGAAAATAGCACGCTCTAAATTTAGAATTAATAAAAATATATGCTTCAGTTAATACTCTTAATCTATTATCTAATCTTGTATTTTCTGAAGCACTATATGTATCATCAAACACTAATTTATAAAGAAAATCGTTGGCTATTGCATAAATGTAATACATTTAATTAATCCTATTTCTCATAAAAAGATTTTATATAATATTGCGGATAGTCATAATCAATCTTAACATTATTATTGTCTAGCAAGAAAATAACGTGTTTAGGTTTTTCAGTCCAACTATCTTTAACTGATTCTATATATCCGTCAGTGATTACAATTATTACATCTGAATCTAATTCTTTAGCCTTTAGAATTCCTGGATAAAGATAAGTTCCGCCTGCACCTGAACGTTCAAATGTTTTAGTTTTTCTATCAAAATCTGATACTTTTTTAACTTCTGTATCAACTTGAATAACTTTTAAACTTGAATTTGTAAGTTTGCAAATATGATAAATTTCTGACAATCCTGAATATATAAATTCATCTGCTATTGAGCCTGATACATCAACAATTACAGAAGTTGTAAAAGTTTTATTTGAGATTTTGCCACGCAAATCATCTCTATTCATAAATCTTCTATTAACTTTTAAAATTGATTGTCTTTTATCAATTTTCTTATTTCCTTGATAACGTCTTAATAATTGTTTCCAATTTAGTTGTGCTTTATCGTGAAACAAATCAAGAATTTCAATAATATTAGCAGGAATTGAACCCCTACCTTTTTCATTATTTTTTGTTGCGTCTAGGGCTTTTTTAATTGCTTCTCTAGTCATTGCTTTAGCAAGGTCGTCTGAAGGAATTTTATTTTTGTTCCAAACATTGTGTGTTCCTGCTTCTTTATTTTCTTGACTATTATTGTTTTCATTGTCGTTACTTTCATTATTATCATTTCCACTTCCGTTGCCATTACCATTGTCACCATCATTACCATTAGCACCTTGATTATTTTTATCTTCTTTTTCTAAGAAATCATAATAATATTCTGCTTGTTTCTCTTTTTCTAAATTTTGATTTTTTGTTAAATCCTTAATTGTCTTTAAAGAAACGTGTGAATTTGGTAAGTCTTTAGTTTCAATAAGTTGATTAATAGAACAATCTGTTGCATAGTTCCAAATTTTATGTTTTCTATTTTCTAAACGTCCTAATAAGTGTCCGCCAAGAATATGCAACATTTCGTGTTTTAATAATCCCATTACAATATTATCTGAATATCTTTCTATAAATTTAAGATTAATAGCAAGATTATATCCATTATCGAAATATACACCTAAAGTTGGCACGCTATCAGTAAATTTAATTCTGCATTGAGTTATTAAATTTGCGTAAAACATATAAGTATCAGTATATTTAATATCGTATAGCATTGATTTATAAACTCTATAAAACTTATTATTTGCGTCACGTTCTTGATTTAAATTCTCTATTCTTTCATCAAATGAAGTATAAAGATTTTTAATTTGTTCTAAAATTTCATCAATTACAGGAAGTTCTGCAAGTGGATTAAGTTTTTTTGCTAGTTCTTTAATTTCATTAAATTCATCTGTATCTTCATCAAGTGAAGTTAATTCTGTTCTAAGTTTTTCAATTGTTTCAGATACTGACAATCCGAAAATATCAGATAGTTCTTCAATGCCCTTAAAATCTTTATTTTCTGCTGTCTTTGTTATTTCTGTATTCATTTCTAATCCTTTATTTGTTTGATAAGAGAATATTAACACAAATTCACTTAAACAATTCTTAATTAACATATGGATTTTTAAGGATTTTAGAGATATTAATAATATTATAGTTACATATTAAGAATTATAAATTCTTGCTTACAATATAAGATTTAAGAATTATTAAAGATATAAATAGACATATAAAATACTTAAGAACTTAAGGAATTATCTAAATGGCAGGCGAATTTGCATTTACATTATCAGATATTAAAAAACAACTAGGTGCAGGTCTAGGTCTTAGAACAAACAAATATCTTATTGAAATGCCTATGCCAGGTGTTCAAGGTAAAAAATTAGCGATACTTTGTCAATCCACTGCATTACCTGAACGTAATATAGGTGTTATAGATGTTTATTATCGTGGAAGACGTTATAAAATGCGTGGCGAAGCAGATTTTCCTGGAACATATACGATTAATATTATTGATGATTCTAGTATGAAAATTAGAAAAATGTTTGACGCTTGGTGTAAATTAATTGATAATACTAAACCTAAACAAAATGGTGTATTAGGTATGTTTGGCGATTCTTTCGTTCAAGGTATGGAAGCAGTAGCAGGCGTTATTCAGGCGGCTCAAAATTTAAAATCTCAAATAGATTTTGATAATGGAGTAGGATTTTTAACTAATGCTTTCTTAGGAACACCATCAGCACCTAATTATCAAGTTGATATTAATATTTGGCAATTAAACAAACAAAATGATAAAGTTTATGGATATAAATTGCAAAATGCTTTTCCTAGTGAAGTAGGTGCAGTAGAACTTGACGACGCAAACGAGTCACAATTATCACAATTTAGTGTAACTTTTGCATATTCTGAATTAGAACCTATTGAACCTAAATCAATTACAAGAAAAATTATTGATGGTGCAATTGGCGATACAGGTCAAGATATTGTTAATGGTATAGAGAATTTATTTGACTAGATTTTAACGACTAAATTCTATACTCAATTGATTTATCAAATACATATTTGTAATTAGATTTAAGATAATCTTTTATTACTTGATTATCAGTTAGTGAAATTTTAAAATTTATTCTATATAATATATCACTTACTAATGAATTTATATCTGATTTAATAAAATCCAAGTTAGATTCTTTTGTGAAGTAATTAAATTTTAAAAGATTTTCATCAAAGGTATATTGTTTTGTGGAAGCATATAATTCATTTTCTTTTATAAAGAATAAACCTGCTAAATTTAAATGATACAAATACTTATTTGGATATTTAGAAATAGTTTCAAGCAAATCATCAAAATTAAATGAATCCTTGCTAAACTCTTTAATAATCATATTACTAATTCCGAATAATTATTTTGAATAAAATTTATACTTTGTTCTAATCTATCAAGATTTCTTTTGTGTGAATCAGCAACTCTTTTAAAATCATTTGCTTGTGACATAATAGAACTGCTGTTGGATATAATCAATTTTTTAAGTTCTTGTTCTGATATATTCTCTGATAGTTCTGATAGTCTTGTTACTATAATTAATTTATTTGTATCATCGATAAAATAATCAAATTTGCTAGTTTTTATGATAACATTAGATTTATATTCAGTATTTTTAACTAAAGTATAAGTTTTTCTTTTAATATATTTTTCATAAATTCTATTATTGGCATTATAATTTGATTTAGTAAATTTGTGACTTGTTAATAATACATTATAATGATTTTTAAGAAAAAATAAAAAATCTTTAACTAAAGTCATATTAGAATTAGAAAATTCTAAGACATCGCCGATATTATATTCTTTTTGATTTTGCTTTTCATAATAAGATTGATTAAAAGCATATTTATTAACAATATATTTGGTATTAAAAAATTCAACTATATTAATATTATAAGTATTAGAATTAGAAAATAATTTAATACTTCTATTGTTGTTTAATTTAACTAATTCGGCTATATCTTCAATTTGTATAAAATCTTTCATTATAATGCCACCTAATCCTTTAAATCAAATATTCAGAATAATTGTTATTAATAAATTCAACTAATTTTAAATTTTTATTAATTTTTTCATCAAAATAATTAATAGAATTTTTAACTGAATTTATTGTTGATTTATCTGTTGTGTTATTAAAATTTTTAATTAATCTGTTCTTTTCATTAGTAAATCTATTAATATAATCTGATGAATTTGTATAATAAAAATTTATAAACTCTTTAAAACTCCACAAATCAAGATTTTGATTCATTACGCCAACTTTAACAAATTTCATTTGTAAATGGCTATAATTATAATATAGAGTTATAACACCTTGAACTTTTATAAATCTTGCACTTCCGCCTATTTTATAAACTTTTATTTTATCTGATTTCATATATAGTAGCAAATCTCTAAATTCTAATTCTTTTAGTGGCAACATATCTAAATCCTATAAGCACTTTATAAACAATATTCTAAATAATTATCTTTGATATAATTTAAATCTATTTCATATCTTTGTATTTGTCTTTTAATATATCTTATTCTATCTAGCCATTCATCTAAATTTTTATAATGCCTTTCTTTTAATATAGTTTCTTTAAAATAATTTTCATCTAATTGTAGGGTCTTTTTAAGTTTTTCAGATATTAAATTTATAATAATAATTTCATTAAAATTATAATCAAGTATATATTCAAATTTATCTTTTATTTCTAATAAATATGTATTTTTTGTA